CCTGTGTAAGGCGCATTATGCTCTGTCCAAGTCGCATAACAGCATATCCCATTACTGCAACTTTACCAAAGGCCAATGACTTGCCAAACTTAGTAAATGTCGAAGATGAACGATTAACATCTTTATTTATATTTGAGAAAGAGTTATTTAATTTCCTAATACCTTTTTGACGACTGGCCAACATATTCTTTAAGCCTTCGTCACGACCCATAAATCTAAAAAGCATTTTAGGCATTTAAGTATCTCCCCTTTCTTAGATTTTTATTAATGAGAGATGCGTGAAACACAAATCGCTCTTTAATTATTTTTCTTTGTTCTTCTTCGCTAAGACCCAATTCAGGATTAGCAGCAAAAATAGGAGTTTTTGGATATTTATTATCTTTATTTAAACAACTTGAAATTGCCCCACGAACATATATTCCTAATTGCCATCTTTCTACATCTTCCATTTTTTGTTTAATAGAAAACGCCTTGACGAAAGGTGACAGAGATATTGGATCGAGTGACCAAAATAACTCATAATCAACACCCATCATCAAAGCGTTCGGTAAAATTTCATCTTCAATTTGATCAAATATAGAAGGATATATATGTTCTACAGTATCTCCAGAAGGGGGAGCGGTATTTTTTAGTCCTTCTGGAGACTTTTGAAAAAACCTGATTCCTGTAAGAGTTCCATTAGATCTTCTAAAAGTTTTGAAATGTCGCCATTCTCAGACACATCTTCGAGAACATCATCTGCATCATCCACAGTAAACTTTACTTTTTTGTTATGATTCAAAGCTCCCAACATCATAATTTCCATAAATGGAATAAGTTCAAAAGGTTTATCTTCCAACTGTTCCAAAACGGAAGGTGAAAAATCCCTCATATACTTGAATGAATTAAATGAGTATTTTACTTCGACTTCTTTTCCTCTGAGATTAACGATCATACAATCCTCCTATTAGGCTGAGATTTCTTCTATTTCTGTTTCGGCAGAAGTTGTAACAGTCATTTTTCTAACTTCATCAACTCCACCACCAGTTACAAATGTACTGATTTTACCAGACCACTCAAACTTACCTGCTATTCCATCTGTACCAAATTCCAAATGAAACCAAATCGTTGACCCCTCAAGAGCAACCGCAGCATTGTAGCCAGCAAGTGTATAATTGGTTTCAAATGTCAAATCGGGTACGTCCTGTAGTCCAAGGATAGATGTTTTGATTTTTAGAGCAGTTAAAGTCGTTGAATCTAGTTTTGAAGGGCTAGACCCCATATCTGGATAAGTTACAATATCTATGACTTTTACATAGGTTCCTGTCTGTGTTGCAGAACTTTTTAGTATTGTTCCAGCAGTTGAGATACTCATATTAAATTTCCCTTTCTAGTTAATTAAGCACTTTGTCTTATTTCTGTTTCAGCAGATGATGTAATGGTTGTTTTTCGTACTTCATCTACTCCACCTCCGACTACAAAAACCGAAAGTCTACCTTCCCAAAGAAACCCACCATTTGAATTTCCAAAATCAAGTTTGAAAGCAAGGTAATCGTCCTCTATTAATTCTATTGCATTAAAACTTGTTTTAGTATAATTGGCTTCAAAAGTGAGATCGGGAGCGTCTTGTAAACCCAAAATTGATGTTTTTACCTTTGTTTCGGTTTGGGTAGTTGTATCCAACTTACTAGGGCTTGAACCCATGTCTGGATGTGAAACTATATCCACTAACTTGGTAAATGTACTACCAGCAGTTGTATTAGCAGATGTAGGAGCAGCGGTAAGTCCTGAACAAGTTCCATTATTGATTGATATATTTAGTGTGGTATCTGTTTCATCACACGCAATTTTTGTCAATCTCACACTAACACCAGTACCGCCAACAGTAAATTTTGTATTAATAGCAGAATTTGCGCTTAATACAGTTCTTATTTTTCCAGCCACAGTGCTTGCCGTATCATTGTTTGCCACTGGAACACTTATTGTTAATGGAGTTCCAATAAGCGTTTTTGCGGTAATTATTACAGTTGCGTTACCTACACCTGCTGCTGAAATTGTTCCGACTACCGTTGCAGTTTCAACTTGATATTGAATGGTACTTGCATATTTTAGAAGTGTTGATGCTGTACTAATCGCCATTAAAGTTACCTCCTGTACATTTCATTATTATAAGAGATGACCCCTTCATAGCGCATTATCCATCTAGTTATTGTAGGATCTATGTTAGAAACTGGATCATCAAGCGTTCTGTTCATTTTATAAAAATCAGCCAAAACCGCATCTATTTGACCTCTGATAGTTTGTATCTCAGTTTGGTGTAGTTGTGACTGGCTAAAAATATTAATTTGTATAGATAAAAAATTGTGTCTTTCACCGGATGTGTCGATCGTGGCTGGATTAGTTGTATTGGAGAAGTTCGCAACGATACAAGGAAAATCAGACAATTCTTCTGGATACTCTTTTCTTACTTTTGCAGCAGTAATCTCTGTTTTTAATTTTGTGTAAATTTCATTATCTACAAAAGCTATCATTTTAATTTCCTCAATTCAGCACGGATTGCTCTTGATATAGCGCCACTTCTTCTAATATTATAGATTGCTTTATGAAAGAATGGTTTAGCTGCTTTACCTTTTGTCCAGAACCATTTACCACTACCATTAGACAAGGGAATTTTATCTGGATCTGGATCAAACTGATCTCTAGGGGCTATCCAACCTTTTTCCCCATGACCATAAATATCATATCTCCAACCTCGTTCGGGGGCATTTGGATGTGGGCTTTTACTTCCTTTAACACCAGTACCATACTCTACAAAGTCGGCCTGTGGATCGTCTATTACAACTTCCCAACCGTCTAAATATGGAGTAACTCTTATAGCACCAATCAGTTCTGATACACCATAATCAACCATAGATCTTATAACACTAGTTTCTACTTTTGTTACAGCCATATCCATCCCACGATTTATAGCTTTTTTTATGTCGTGCTTCATTACTTTTTCAAGACCGCTTATGTCAGAAATTTTATTCATGTCAACTAACATATTTTCCATGATATAATCTTCTGCAATAGTAGTATTAAATTCGTCAACTAAAAGTTCTGCCATTAAGTTCTCACCTTCAGTCCATAGTTATACCCATTAAGATATGGTAATTTTTCAGTTATAATATAGTCATATTTGGCATAATCATTAACCGTCGGTTCAGTTTTAAATAAAATTCCTCGTTTTTCTAAATCCAAATCAGTTGAAGAAATGAAATCTGCATCATTGGTTATTCCAAACACATCCCTGAAAATGTTACTCGTTCTGGGATAAAGAGAAATATAAATCCGCTTTGGAACCGAAAAGACAGTTATAAAATCGCCAGTATAATTTCCGTTTGCGTCCTTTGTTTCTATTTTTTCCCCATCATTAGTCGAGCCTACATACCATAAAGGTCTTGTGTTCTTCATTAACGGTCTCATGCAATCACCCTTTTGATTGAATATGGAGTTTTAACAAATGGAACTATTTGATTTAATAGACCTTCAGAAACCTCTGATTTGCCATATGATCTGCTAATTCCATTTTCTCCATGAGCAATTTGCCCTTCAGCGCCGTTTTTATTATATAATTCAACTGCTATTTTTAGCTGTACATTCAAATATTCATTTTCCACATAACTGGCATTTCTAAGATCACAAATAATGTCACTTGCGAAATCAAGATAGATCTCAAGAAGATTTCTTTGGTCTACCTGTGCGCCGTTTGGGAACAGGAGTGTTTCTAGGCTTTCTAATTGAGTCATCTTTTTTCACCGCCTCTTTTGTTATTGGAAAAACGTAAGGTTTTTCTTCAGAAATTCCAAGTTTTGCATTTGCTTCTTCCCAAGTAAATATTTGAAAGTTATCTGACAAAACCGCAGTTTCTTTTACAAGAGAAACTTTATCGGGGCTAATGTTAACCCCAACAAGTTGTTTCTCCATTTGAACGTACAACTTACCGTTTTGATAAATGTACATTTAACCACCTTATCCGTTTGTGATCAAGCGAGCCATATAGATTGTCTTGGCTGGCATTTTTAATTCGTAAGACGCTGTTGCGAGCAGAATTGAATCTGGAACACCAACATTATCAACAACATTACCAGTAAAACTAAATCCAAAGGGATGCATTGTTTCTCTCAAACGAGTATAAATCATGTCTTTACCACCATTGGTATCAGGATCACGATCCATTTCAGAGGGAATATCAACAGGTGCAGATGCGTAATGAATTGATCCATTGCCCAAAATGTAAGTTGTATATTCCTTTGCTCCAGCAACAATACCAGAATCAGCCGAAGGGGAAAGATCATTAACTACAACGGTCAATCCATTAATTGTGCCAATCGGGAGTGAACGGGTAATACCTGAAGAATCAGTATATTTACTAAATTCCAAAAGCTGAAGTTTAGCAAGTTTATTAGCAACAACCGAGTGCATGATCGCCAGTGAATAATTACCGAAGGCAAGATCACCATTGGCTTTTACAATTGCATCATTAATTGAAGTTTCGTCAACTCTGTTTGCATCGGCAACAACCGTATCAGTACCCTCCGCTGCTAGATTAGTTGTATGCAAAGCCCAGTCCGCATTACCACTAATACCGAAAACAGCAGCTAACATACCGATCAAGCGTTCTTGACGGATTTTAATCCAGTAATTTGCGACACCAGCAACGATCTGTGCCATAGGATCAGCACCCGAGTTAAAGTCTTTAATGAACGATTTGGCATTCCATGACGCCATACGACCATAGACACAACCTGAATAACTTCCACCAGCAAGCTCTGAGCCAGTGAAGCTGTCAACGCCATTATATACGTCCTCTACTCCACCAAGAACATTATAGAACGGAACTGTGAAAAAGTTTGATCCATTTGCAATCATAGCAGCAATTTCACTATCCTGTACAACCGCACCAGAATTGATCATTGATGTAAGGACGATATCAGGAGTATTTTTCCAATCGTAATTGAAAATTTCCGCATCATACGGAAAATTTAAGTTTGTACCAGCCATGTTTTATTTCTCCTTTTTATTGATTCATGAATTGTTTCCAAATTTCTGGCTGTTCCTGCTTAATCTTAGCCTTCTTAGCATAAGGTAACGCATCAAATTCTTTTTTACTCAATGGTTTTTCGGAATCACCTTGTTTTGGATTTTTAACAATAGACATTTCTGATTTTAGACGAGTTTCTATGTCGTTTTTAGTGACATTGAACATATCGACAAAATTCTTAACATTAGAAACAGTTACTTCGGCGTCGTCAGAAACTAGCATATCGATAAATTTTTCATACTGTGCTTTAGGTACTTCTGCTGCGTTAAACGCTTCTCTTGCATCAATCTTATTGGCACGTAGTGCAACGCCTATCTCTTTTTGAGTAAGCTCATTGGTTTTTTCTTCCAATTTCTTTTGTGCAAGTTGTTCTGCTGTCAAATTAGCACTTTCTTCAAATTCACGTTGCCATTTCTGCTTATTTGTTTCCAAACCTTTTTGGATACCGCTTTCAACTCTGCGGTCAACTTCAGATGTGAGCCGTTTAGTGAACTCTGCTTCCGTGTAGAGTTTATCAGGAGCTAACTTTTCTTCCCCTGTGTCAACTTGTTCTTTTCTTTCATCGTCCATTATATTTCCTCCTAATACCATGCCATGTCCATGACCCAGCACATTATTATATTTCTATTAATATTATATATCTTTTTTGTGAAAATTATTTTCATTCGGGCTTTTTAGGGGGTATTTGCTCTGGTTTTGTATTATTTTCTTCATTCGTAGCAACATCAGGAGTTTCAAGCGCCTTTGTACTGAGCGCAACACCAATATCAGACTGAATTTTACCAGCAAAAGAATCTCCCCAAAAGGCTTCTCCACGATTTACAAACTCATTAACATCAGATACCAAATCCACAATGGTCAAACAGTCTGAAGGGGAAAGTGTTTTAGTTGAAAGTAAGCCCTGATAACTTTGCACCTTAACCAATAAGTTGTTATTTTTATTTCTGCTGAATTTGATATCAACATCCAAGAGCGACATTTTGAATCCAAGTTTATTCTCTAAGATCTTTAAAATAATTCTTAATGACTGCTTTTCGGCCTTTTTGAAGCTCATTTCTTTGTTTCTGGCAACTATTTCCAGATCTGCCCAGCCATCACGTAGTTCTACCGCAACGCCAGTGTCTCCACCACCACCCGAACGATTGTTCCTATCAGGGATACCAATTAAGGCATAAAGTAAAGATTCAAGCTCCTGTGCGAA